GTTAATTTGGCATTATTGGGATTTGTACCTAGTGGTGTATGTTTAAATGCATTGCTTTCTGGATCTATGGTATGTTTAATTAGATTAGCTGTAATAGATTTGTGATAGTTTGTCCAGTGCCATCTAAATACAGGCCATATAAATGCATCTGTAAAAAAATGTACGTGAGGCATATATACTTTATAGTTAAAAGCAAGCATAGATAAACGCACCTTTAATGCTTGAGGTAATCCAGGTACGGTGCCTATTTGCATACTCATTAATGTAATGGCATCTATTTCATAATCTATGGTTAGCTTACTATTGAGCACTGGTAAGAAGGGTGTCTGTCTGAATTGAGCTACTAATGAAGCTAAACAATTAGGATCTCCGAATACTACTTCTTCACCACTATCTCTTTTAATCTTTTTAACATTACTTGCATTACCAAATATCTCATTAAGGTTAGAAAAAGTTAATTCTATCTCTATGCGAATATCAGATCTACCAGCAAAGTGTTGTTGTGCACCAGGCGTACGAATCGTACTAAGAGCCGTTGTTTGAAATACTTTATTGACAGATATATTCTCTGGTGGTATATGAAATATACTATCTCCTAATCTAAAATAAGTAGGATCACCCAGTAGGTCCTCTCTATCAGGAAAATCAAATGCCTCAGGAAAGTCATTGTTTTCAAAGAGAGCTTCGTAATTTCCACTAAAACCACCTATATTTAATCCTAATGTTTCCTTACCTTCTTGGCGAAACTCTCGATTGGCTTCTGCAACTATTAATTTACCACCAAGTCTCTCTGCATTAGTTATTGCACTTTGAACAGTAGAAATACCATTATCAGGCATGGCTACTAACTTACTCACAAAGCCCACAGCACCCATAGCTTCTTGTCTAAAGAGGGGTAATATAACTGGGGAGAAGAATTGATCGCGAGTAAGAGATAAGTTGCTTTCGCCATCAACTATATCAGATACATATTGTCGTGCTTTGCGAACCAGTTCTTGATTGGGATTTTGTTTTCTAAGTTCTGGAAGGATAGTAATAAGAGCATTACCACTATCAATTATCTTAAGAAGATCCTTACGATCTTGACTGGTAAGTAATTTAGATGCTTCGTTAGGATTAGTATCTCTAGACATATTTACCTTTTATGAAGTAGATGTAGTAATTCATCTTCAACTGTTTCTTTGATTTTCTTGCGGTGATCTTGTGATGTGATATGAATATTGGTTGGCATTTGAACTTGAGATAGTGATTGACCAACCAATTGATGTAGTTGATCGGGGTCTATATCTCCTCTGTCGCGGGCCCTAATGCGCACTTTATACGCATTACCTCCCTTACCTGGTACTGTCTCATCCATAATACGTGTTGTGCCACCTACTGATGGACTAGCTGGAGGTGTGTAAGAACCATCGGGCATAGGTGTCATGTCTGGACCAGGTGCTATCATATCTGGTTTGAGTTCACGTTGACCTAGTTGTAGTGAAGAAGAAAGTAATCCCGCACCTACGACAGCTGTAGCTAAACCACCTAATCCCCATCGCGCGGAACGAGGTAAGCGCATAAAAGCATTCTCTATCATATCAATAGCTTTTCCTGGCTTAGGACGAATTGTTTCAGCAGCCTCAGCTACTCCAGAGGCTGCATGAGCCCCTACACTACCAGCAACTTCTTCTGTGATATCAGCTGCAGCAGTGAAGCTACCCATAAGATCTTGTAGCTTAGCTCCAGAACGTATCTGGCGTAATCTTTCTGACATAGGTAGATGAGCGTATTGTTCTGTTAGATTACCTATTAGAGAACTTGTTTGTTGATAGTGGCTTTCTATTACACCTTGTTCTGCGCCATGCTGAATACCTCTATCTAATCTACGTCTCCATAAATCTGCTTCACTAATAATAGTTTTTGCTTTAACTTCTTCTATAGCTGATTCAGGAGCTATACCTTCTACAAATGCCTGGGCTTGAGCAGAACGCAGTTTCTCATTTAGCTCTTCTGCTGTACCTACCATTTTAAACTTAGCTCCGTGGGTTTCCATAGACTGTAGGATTAACTCATGCATACCTCCAGTTTCCCCAAGGGGTTTTACTTTAGCATAGTATCCTACTCCACGACTAAGAGCATATAGCTTCTCTTGATTCTGGCGCATAAGTTCTGCAGACTTCTCAGGTATGGCTGCCCATGGACCTGCTTCAAGTGAAGCACCTGCCGATAAGATCTTTCTACGACCTGGCTCACTCGTAAGAACGTCCATAATATTCTGGGCTCTAGACGGTGAAGGTATTGCAGTAGCTTGAGGACCTGTTGGTATTGCTGTTATTGGTGTTGTTGTTATTGGTGTTGTTGGTATTATTGGTGCTGTTGATGGTGCTGTTGGTAATGCTGTTCGTAGTGCTGTTGATAATGCTGTTGGTAATGCTGTTGATGGTGCTGTTCGTCGTGCTGATGGTGCTACTGTTGGTGTTGGTATTATTGGTGTTGTGGATTTTATTGTAGATTTTAGATGTGTTGTTGTAATAAACTTTTCTCTAGCTCTTTGCTGTATACTAGTCATCTGCTTCGCAGCTATATTGTATTGCTCTATACCCACCTGTTCAAATGCTGCAGACTGAGCACTCATTATATCATGTAGTACGGCTACGTCTCTGGCTGCATACTGGTATCGTTGTTTTGATAGCCTACCACCCCACTTAGATTTTTGTGCTTCTTTAGGCAAGGAAATGTTTAAATATTTAGACGCAAGATATCCTAGGTTAGATTTACCATACTTAGTTTGACTAAGAACCTGCTCTGCCACCATAGGATCGTATATCTGCCCACCGATTTTATATCCTTCGCCTAATAAAGCTTTGATATCAAATGGAGCATTTTGTATTATTTTAGGTCTAGAACTAGCGAGGAACTCAGTTAAAATAGATCTACCCTTTTTAGGTAGTTTAAGGAGATCTACAATACCAACAGGTCCGCCCTCAGCTGAAAGCTGAAGCAATCTAACTCTCTCTATTGCTTCAGAAAATGCTGTTGTTTCTGTATCTAATGCAATATGACCAGATGATGGTAGACTCTTAAGGAATTCTTGTAACCCCTTAGCTGTAGTAATACGCTTGTATTGAACTGACTTAGGCTGTAATACTTGTTGAGGCATTGGCCCAACAAAAGGTTTAGCATAGGATTCAAGAGGGTTTGTAGGTTGACTGGGTAAATTTACAATGTCTTTGGGTGATTTACCACTAGCTAATATTCTCTCATGCCCTACAAATTGCTTAGCTATATCTTCACGCTGTTCAAAAAGAGCTTGCATTTTAGGTGTGCCATATAGCTCACCAGCTTCGCGATGTTGTTGTATTAGTTGCTCTATGTTGGCTAACTCTTTAGATGCTTGCGATGCTTTAGCACCAAACTCAGATACTGTTTCTATTTCTGACATACCAGATCTTATATAATCCTGCCATGCTGCCATTTGTTGAGCAAAATCTAATGTAGTAGATTTTGCTAGCTTGAGATATGCTTTAGATCTATATCCTGGTGCTTGCGTAGCAGCACGAGTTGCAATTTTCTGTATTACTTTACGAAATTCATCAAACTCCGCAACCTCAGCAGTATGACCCTTAACTAGTTTTAATATGTCTTCAGAGTGTCTAAATTTCTGATAGGAATATATTGCTTGTGGGTGTGTCTGACGCATGTAGGACTCGAATGCTGTTCCAAATACATCAGCTTCTGATAGTTGTGTGGGTAGGGCTGTTTCTGCAAGAGGAGATATGGACTTAGGACTAAACTGAAAAACTGTTCCCATACCAGATTGTATTTCCCTTTCTCGTTGAGAAAGGGGTCGTAAGACATCCATTGCCTCCATCTTTTCACGAGACATCACATTAGCAGAAGCCAATTCTTGTGTTAAATCTCTTTTTGCACCAGCTTCTATTATATTACTTGTTTGAGCCAATAAGTTACGATCTACCTTAGGAGAAGATGTAAACTGAGCTAACCACGAACCCATCATCTTAAGAGGACGCTCGTGTATCTCCCAGGCCATACGCGCCTTACTAGAACCAGTCACTACTGTACGGTACCCCTTAAGAGTTTCCTGTACTTCTTCTCCAAAAGAGGGTAAGATTTTCTCAAAGATATGTTGTTCCATAGTATATATATCTTTGATAGTATTAGGTAAGGATATATTAGCACCAAAAGAAGCCTTAAGTAATTGCTTAGTTTTTATGACTACATCTTTGGTAGATGTCTTTTCTATTTGTTGATATGCTTGCAAGAATTCCTGAACAGATAATTCTCGGTGAAAAAGATTTGCCTGAAGTTGTTTAATTTGATCTAGTGTATATCCTCCACTAGGCATTGCACCTGTTACGTCTTGCCATAGCTTCCATTTTTCAGTTCTAGTCATGTTTTCTAGCTGTGTTTGCCAAGAACCAGAAGGAGGTATAATAGTTGGTAGTGATGTCTTTACAGGAAGACCAGTTAATCCTTCGTGATAAGCAGAAGCGGTAAATCTAATAGTTGGTAATTGTGGACCACCTGTACCACCTATATGACCCAAACTAATCATTTTACTGATCTTAGATCTAATGCTTACATTATGTGGTGTATGGAGATACTGTCCAAAATAGGATGGTGTGCTTAATGAGGTAGATAGTGCTCGTTGGATTTCTTTGTGTGTTGTGTAGGTCTGATTAGTAAGAGGAGCAATAAGAATATTCTCTCCTGTAAATGGATCTAGTATAAGATTACTAGATCTAGTGGTTTGGTTGTGAAGATGCTCGCTCCACGCAGGATTACTAACTGACCTAGCTATGTGAAGAGATTCTCTTGCGCTCTCTTCTCCGTGATTAATTGGAAAGGGTCCAAATGCCATTTTATTTAACTAACTCCTACCTAAGTAACATATGTCCATCTTTGCGGATGAACTCACGTATTTGATCTTCTCGTTCGTGCTTAACTCTCATATCTATTTGTATATCTGGATTTTCACTGGGTGTATCTTCTACGGTAATAAATAGATTTTCTAAACCCTGCCCTCCAAGTATGTGATGTAAGTAATCTTTTAAATGTCCGCCGTCTCTAGGAACAAAGGGTTGTATATCAAGTACGCCTTGTCGCTCTGCTGCTTCTACACGAGGACCATAATATCCCATCTCTGCCATATCTAATCCTTCATTCTTCATAACCTTTATCTTATAGTCTTCTAGATTAGCATCAGGACTCCAACCATGCCAGTCTGGGGGAGGTAGAAAATGATTTTTGAAGTACTCTTCTAAATCTGGGCGATCCTCTATGGGCATCCTCCACTTAGCCTCAAGTACTCGTCGCATATTGTGAGGTACTAAGTTGAGTATTTCTGACCGTTCCTTGGGAGGAGCTTTCATGAATTCAACCATGAACTCTCGTTCACGAGAAGGAATAGCTCTAAATATATCCAGCATTGCGCCATGAGGATCTACACCATATAGAGTTGTCTTAGCTAGATCTCTATACTGTATCGCTCTAGCTATCTCTTCTGTTAGAGGTATAACTTGTGTTTCTTTACTAAGATCGCCTAAGCGTTTAGTGTATTTACGTGATATGTGTTCTCTCAAGTGCTTATCTTTACTGGCTATACGCTTGCGGATTTTCCGCAACTGTTTAATATGATGTTTATCTTCTTTAGTTTTTTCTGACTTAGCTGTTAGTTGTTGAAGTTCTCGTTCTGTTTTAAGAAGCTCTAATAGATGAGAACCATGGAGTCCACGCCTAAGAAAATGTCGTTTATGAGAGGTTAGTCTACGTTGCTCATTCTTACGAGCTTCACCCTGTCCTTCTAATAAGTTAAGTAATCTATCTACATCTATTCCTGTGGTATCTTTAATATTACTTATGGCAGCTCCATATAATCTCTGATATTTCATATATCTAAGTATATCAAAGTATTCTTCCGTATCTCTTCTATGTTGTAGTTTACCAGGTATGGCGTGAGTAGCCTTAAGATATAAGCTATACGATAACCCAGCTATACCTCCGATAGCACCTAATACACCCTTAGACCTACCCATGCGTACATACCACCGCTCTAATGTAGAGAGCGTTCTTTGCTCCAAGTACTTGGCAGCAACGGGACCTGTACGTCCTAAGAATAAACCCAAAGTAGCTCCGCCTATTAATCCATGTATAGGACTTTCTGCTGCCCAGCCTTGTATTGCTTGACCTATAATACCTAATGGATTTGTCCAGTTATAGAAGTTAGCACCATATACCATTCGTCTTCTATAGTATTCTAGCGCTGAATCTGTCTGTAGAAATTTTTGCTTAATTGTACCCACAATTGGTATGGGTATGGTCATATGCGAAAACCACTCAAGTGATTTACCTAGACCTATTTCCATTCCACTAAATCTGGCTTGTATGCCTGTTGGTGAGTAGTCGGTTACCTTCTCCTTAGCTACTCCTGCATCCAATAGGGCTTGCTGTAATTTTCTACCTTGCTCGTCAAATACAACAGCATGCATAGTTTGTAGTGTATCGTCTGCTACTTGAATAAGCGGATCTTTATTAAGTATTACTTTTATCTTACCGCCTATTGGAGCAAACTGTTGAGTAATCTCTAACGCCTGTAATCCTTCCTTGTCCTTACCTATAGCCGCACGTATTCCCGCTAATCTAATGGGATTAGCTAATTCTTCTGTAAGTATTGTTTGTGAATCTATAATCGATTTAACAGTTAATGTATGTTCTTCAACATCACCAGCATACCTAAATCTATATGGTGCAAAATTATAACGCTTCTTACGTTTTGCAACTTCTTTACGTATAGCAGCTATCCTAGTTCTTGCATTCTCTATGTTTATTCTATCTTGTCCTTGTAATCCTGTTGGTTCTAATACATGCGTAGCATAATCTAAATATGACTTAAATGTTTTAGAATATGGAGCAACATCAGCTAATATCTCTAACCTATCCATAAGAGGATATTGTTCCATTGATATATCTTGAGGCAATCCATGGATAGAAGCATATCCTGGTCCAGGTAACCTAGCCTCACCCCTTGGCAGGGCTGAATAAGGATCCGCTCGATGGAAGTTGATAAAGTAATCTGGCTCAATACTACCAGTTCCAGGTAGCCAGCTTGGTTGTGTATTTAGTAGTGGATTAATTTCCTTGGCACGTTCTTCATATCCTCGCCTACTAAGTGCTCGTCTAAATATTTCAGAAAGCTCTCCCATTACAGGTAAATCAGGAGAGAAACCACCTATGTTTAGATCTCGATAAAGATAACGCTCTAATGAAGTGTATTCTGGTTGAGCCAATCTATATTGCTCTAATGTCTTATTGCCAACTAAGGTCTTACCTATGTATCCACGAAGACCAAATATATCCGCTATAGACTCCTGTTCTCTAGCAAACTGTACACCTATCCCTGCGGGATGAATTAGTTGATCTATAATATCTGGTGTTAATTGATTAATATCTGTGACTTCAGATAGGGGTCTTAGGTTCTCAAGTACTCCCTCATCTAATACCCTACCTGAACGTGTGCCTTCATTAGCTTGCGCTAGAGCATCTAAAACACGTTCTCTGGATACATATCTAGGAGTAGTTCCTTGTTGTTCGGGTATGGGTGCCACTGCTCTTGCACCAGCTTGACGTATATTTAGATTGATGTCAGCTAATTGATCTGTGACGTGTCCGCTTGTTGTAGGTATGGGTTTTGTTGGACCTGCTCCCGTAGGTGTTGGTTGTAATTGTGTAACTTGTACCTGACCACCAGGGGTTACATACCCATATAAGTCCTCATCCCTAACCTTACGAGTAGTTTCGTTTTGTTCCGCAAGGGTATTAAAATACTCCTTAAGTTCATTAACATGCATAGGACGTACGGGTTTAATAAGTTGTCCTATGGTAGCATTAACTATTGGTCCATAGAAAGCTGTTGATTCTACTAATGGAGCAGTAAGAGGTGTGGGTCTAGATTCATAAAACTTCTTTTCCCAGTGATAAGGATCTAGATAATGAGGTAGTGGTATTCCTAAATTTTCTAATGTTGGTAGACTGGCATATTTATAATATTCACTAGGAGGGAAGAAAGCCTCTCTTGGATGTTCATGAGCTCTACGTACCCATGGAGATTGATATGATTCTATTCTCCCACCTCTGAAGAGCTCAGGCGACATAGCTGCCCACCATCTACCCTTACGTACAGGTTCCCTACCTTTCTCGTAATACTCTTCTAGTTCATCCCTGCTTAAGCCTACGGGTTGATCTACAAATGGATGTGCTACAAGAGATGTTAATTCTGGAGCAATAGAATGTAAGCGTTTAACAAAGGGGGTTATTCCTGTAATGTCCTTGAGCCATGCTAATCCTAAATTAGCATGCTTATATCCTTCTGCTAATACATCATATGGAGACGTACCAAATACATCTCTAGATTTAGTGTTTAAATAGTTTAGATAAAATGCTCCTAGAGCTAGAGGAGCAACGCGGCCAAATACTACATTAAGTACAAAGTCAGCAGGCGAAGACATTGCTCCTTCGCCTAAAGCTAGGTACTTACCAAACGGAAGGGCTTGGCGTACTTGTTCATTTAGCTTTATGGCCGTACGCATAAAGCCTAAGGATATATCACTAACTTCCCCTGGGTATGCTCTAGCTTTCCATAGCTCTTTACCTAATCCTCTTACATCTTCCCAGATGGACTGTTGACCAGTGAAGCGTTCACGTATAGTTGACCATTGATTAATCTTAGAACGTTCAAAATAATCCGTCCCATGTATTAGATTCTTCCAGAATCCATGTTGTTTAACTTGTTGTTGGAAAGTAAAATCAGATAATTCAGGTACAGCCTGACTAAATAGAACACTAAATTCTTTAGAATAGGTGCCAGTAAATTGTTCCTCAGTAGATGTTGCACCTACGAAACCACCACGAGTTAGTTTAAAGCCCTTACCAAGAACCTCTTTGCTACGAGTACCATATATAGCACCCCTAATATAGATAAGTTCTTCGTCTACATTTTTACTTAAGAAGCGGAGAGAAGGATGTCTTACTGCCTTACTAAGATTAACTACAAAGGGAGTTTGTGCTTCCTGTACTGCATGACGCAAGCCAACCATACCAGATAGGATATGTCCTGGCCATGTTTCCTCTAGAACAGTTGTAGCTTTTTGAATAAATGGATGTTTGAGTGCTTGATATCTTAGAGATTCAAGAAGACTCAGTGGACGCTCAGATGCTTCTTGTATACCGCGTCTGATAGCCTCGGTAGCAGCCCTAGTTGAAGGACCATATCGTAGTTTGCCACCTTGCTCCAAGATCTCAGTAGTAAATTGCTTAGTTACTGCAGCTGATCTTCCCCGCAACAATAAAGCAGCTCCTCCTGCTAGGAGGAGCCCACCCATACTCCATTTAAGAAGAGCGCTTCTGCGCTCTTCTGCATCTGGGTCTCGATAGACCCCATATTCTTTAAACATGGTCATGGCCCTATGTTGTTAGCTCCAAACATCTTTTGGATGATTGCTTCGCGTTCCTGATCTCTACTGCGAGGTGATGGATTATTGACTTCAGATCTGATTCGTCTACGATATATATCTTCAGCTGTTGGAGGGGGTTTGAGTTGTACTGGATTGAGCACTAGGTTCTCATGCATCCACTCTGCACGGCTATAATGATATAATAGCTCTTGCATAGACATCTTTTTTATTTCCCACAATGGCATTACAAAGTATCTAGCAACTATAGCTTCTATCTTATCTTGAAATGAACCGTTAGCTTCTAGCTCATCTCTATAGGCACAAAGCAAACTAGTTGCTTTAGGTCCCCATCCTGATGCTGTAAGTATTGCTTCTGATAACCCTGAAGCAACTCCCATAGGAAGCTCTAGTAAATCTATATCTTTTGGGTATAAAATACATAACTTACATAGTAACTCTTCTCGTTCACACTCATTAGTAAATCCCATAAGAGCTTGTTGCTCAAATAGCTTAAGAGATCTAAAAATAAAATTCCATTGTAGAATTTTAACTTGGTAGATCCCTCTATATTCAAGTTTCCAATTAAGGATCTGTTCGGGAGTAATCATTACATATTATTTTAATTAAGTATTAAAGTGGGATTGGGGGTGGCGCATTAAAACCTGAGACCTCTAGTAATTGTTTAACTATCGTACCAGGTATACCTGCTTTTTTACCAATTAGATCTGTTTGAGTAATAGCTGGCCATAAAATCACTTTTGAAGTCAATATCTCTTCAAATAATAATTCATCTGTCCCAGAATTCTCACTAAACAATCTCTTATATTCAGCTCGGTTAATACCACGCCAGATTATAACCTCATCCATAAAATCCGTAGCATAGATATTAGTATGTACTTGTTTCCAATAATCTCTCTGAGCAATAGTTGGACCTCCTGGAAACAAAACCTCCTGTCCAGCTTCATTGTAATACTTCTTAGGTTCTGGAACAACTTGAGGAACCTGCTCTATTACAGTAGTATCTTCTGACATATGATTCTCCTTTTAAAACAAATAAGATTCTAATAGGCTTTGCCTATCTTATTATAGCATTACTAAAGAATATTATGCAAATATATAGTTATGGTTCGGGGAAGGAAATATTATTCTGTCGCTTACGCTCATCAGGTATACGAGCTCGCAGATTAATATCTTTAGCAAGAAAAGTAAATTGTTCCATAATAGGTTGTCCTGTTATGTCAGTAACTTGCTGTACTGACATAGGATAGATATAGTCTATTGATCTAACATCGGCAAATCTGTTATTGATATCATTATGTAGATTACTAGTATCTTCCCTATATCCATATGTAATAAAAATATGTAGTGGTGGAAATTGTATGGATTTGGGATCGTCTTCTTGAATATCTTGGAAGTAGGGTGTTTGTCTTGCAAATTGTTGTAAGTTAGTAGTTGAACCTTGAGATACCGACCAATATCTTCCGCGTTGTCTATCTAAGAAGTCTTGGAAGTCTACATCTACTGGTCCATCAAAAGCACTACTAGCACTAGTGTTTAAATCATATATGTTGGTGGATTCATTTGCTATGCTGGTTAAATCATTACCTAGATCATTAATATAACTAGATGGTTCTGGGAAGCTCTTACCGTAGTTATAAAGATATTCATGTAAGTATAGTGCTCCTCTTAAATTGATGTGAAACGTACCACGCACCAATCTAGTACCGCGTATGATTCTATTCGCTATATAATCCGCATGTCCATAGATTGGTTGTAGCTGTTCTTCTAGTGAAAATTGTAAGTTAACCACATCACTTACCCATTGATCGTTAAGGAAGATAGCTACATCCGCACCTGAGAAATACTGAGCGGGATATGCTCTACTTATGGGTATGGGATTATATTCGATAGCCATTAGGCTATACCACCCGTGCTAGGTATATCGACTGTTTTATCTGTAAATATAGTATTGCCTGGATTAATATATATGGGTATAAGTGGTTTATATGCAAGTGCCTGGTAGGTCATAGTTTGCTCTGTCATTAAATCATCTATGGATATTGTCATGCCATCATCTACTATTGTAATACCCTTAATCGTAGCCGTACACATCTGCCCGTATTCATTAGCTACTGTCATGGTAATATCAAATGGGGGTAGTGAATCTGCCATAAGATAATTAGGTGGTGTAATTACACTTTTAGGATAATAAACCGACTTTGTATTCCACATATTAAGTAATTCTTGACGAATATCATGCAGAGCATATTTATCAAATACGGCAAAAATTAACGTGCCTGCGTAGGTGCGATGCCCACTAGTAAATCCCTTTGGACTTCTAAAGCCTAATGCGCGAACAGGTATCTTATCTGTATGTGTAGAAATAGATAGTGTTTGTAGATTACCTATGATATAGGTCTTTCCACTAGCCTTACCAGCAGGAATACCTTTAATTTCTAATTCCTGACTACGTAGAGGAATAGTAATAGATGCCACCATATCAACACCAGCAAAAGACGAGTAATTGCCAATAGCCTTATACATAGCATCTTTACTGTTATAGAATCTGGTTTGTTGGCTAAGAGAACCACTTGCCATATAAGCTCCTTAGGGGAATAGTTACTTAGCTAGGCTTAGCTAATAAGTTCTTAGGTGTGCACTATACTACTTATCTAAGTAGTATAATAGAAGGAGCGGGATAATATCCCGCTCCTTCCCTGTAATTTATATTACCTATTATCCGAGGCTATTATTACTGAACTGAGATGACTGAGGTGAAGTTAAGGGAAGTCTTGAATGGGTTAGGTTATTGAGCATATCAATACCGCTAGGTTGTTTAGCACCATGGACTTCGATAAGATTACCAACCCTACCCTTACCAGCTGTTTTAAACCCAGGTCTCATTCGATCAATACCACGAGCAACATATGTGTATGCTTGATTGATTTGAAGATCGTCGATAGATATACCTGTGCCATTATTTAAGATTTCCATCTTATATATTGTCATATAAGAAGCCGCACCATATTCATTAGCAAAAGTAATGGTAATATCAAGCGGAGGTAATTGGTCGGCGTAGTTATACTCTAGTTGAACAAATGGATTTCCAACAAAATCCTTCTGAGCATTAGCTGCTTGCTGGTTAACACGAGTATAATCATCTATACTATATATTCTATTAAACTCAGGAACATTGTTGCGTAGTGAGGTATATGCAGCTATATTACCAGCTGCTGTAAATCCAGGTACAAGATCTTTATCTATAGCACCAAGTACCTCACTCATTAATGCATCCCTATCAAATGTAACAAATACTAATGTTCCAGCTATTCCACGCTTACCTCTTGTGAAGGAAACTGGATCTGGTGAACCCATAACGAATACTGGTCCCTTTTCACGGTTAGTAGAAACCGTTACGCTTTGTAAATTAGCTATAACCACACCATTAAACGAAGCTACTGCATCAGCACCCGAATATGATGTATAGGTACCAGTAGCCGCATCTTGTAACGCAATGTTTGCCATTGACTACTCCTCCTCTTACGATTGTCTAACGATTACTGGTCTTAAGGATACTCTTGCGCGTATTTTCTTAAGTTCAAGCGCTGGTACTAAGATAAGGTCGATAAAACATTGTCCTAGAATCTTATCATTAATGGATTGTATGATTTCAAACTCGAAATCCTCTAATACACCAGCGTCTTTCAGGGAGTTTAAAACCCCTTCTATATTTGTTGCCATTGCATTCTTTTGTATATTATTAAATACTTCGCCAATAAATGGTTCGCATACACGCCTTACCATACCAACTGTAACTTGTGTAATACGTAGAGTAGAAGCATTATGGTAGTCGGAAGTAAAACCTACACCTGTAGGATCCCACAGTCCATATGTTACGCCATCTACAACAGAAGGATTACCTGACGTACTCTGGAATGTAACTATACGAGCTGTTGCTATCTTATTGGCATTATGTGCTCCATAGTGAAAGTGTAATCCACGAGAGTTCCGAATAGGTTTTCGTGTGGAACCACTACTTAGCAACATACTAGCAAGTAATCCTGCATATGCAGCTTCTGATGTAGATAGTGTTTCTCCAAAATTACGCAGTCTGTATGATTGTCTTCCTTCAAGTAAGCTTATGTAGAACCCCATATGAAATGTATTGCCTGATTCTGGATCTAGAAGTTCAGATGGAGTTGGAGTAGCTGTTGTAGTATAATCATCCGTAGCATCCATATTAAAATCTAATGTTGATAGTAAATCTGCTCTATCTGTGATACGTTGAAGAGTAGGGTTCTCTAGCGGGTCCATAGATAGTGCACCCATTAATTCATTGTTTCGTCCACTAGCTCTGAAGCAGAAGAGAGCAAGATTCCTTGCGTTTCTAAGATCGTCACCATTAGCACTTGGACCTACATATGCACCAAGAGGCACTACGTAATCAACATCTGCAAAGTCTTCTAAGTTCTTATAGGCTTGAACTAAAGCATCTCTGTAATCTACATCTGTAACATCTAATTGGTTAGAACCACCTGATAGTACTGTTGATGCCATAATATCTAATGGGGCAGAAATAATGGTTTCGCCAGGGTTAGTAGCGATTAAACGTGCTTTGGCTAAAAATGCTTTTCTGTCTACAGCGTCTGTAAGATCTGACCAGTAAACATAATCAGATAAAGTAAACGTTTGTGTATTGGCAGCATCTAACACGAAGGTTAATACGCCACCAACTACTAATTTCTTAAACGGTGTAATCTTTAATTGTGTAGCAGTTACCTCTACTTCTATTGTATTGTATCTTTCACCAGGATATACTGATTGAGCAAGTAATGGTGTTGGATTACCAATAGTAGATGAAGCAAGTGTAAGTTCAGCGAATGTTCCTGTAGCACGCATAAGCCAAATATCCGTACAACCAGCCATATAGGTTTCATTCATATGGAGTGTAAGGGCTTTTGATTTTTCGCGCTTGGTCATTGTAGTTCTTGGTAAACCAAAAACCTGGTCTCCAAACTCTAAGCTAGTTAATCTAACTGGAGTAAGTAACGGTCCATCCTCTGATGTTCCAATTAATACAACAGCCTGTGTTAGTGTTGAAGGCGGTGGAATTAATTTAAGACCACCGTCATTTACTTCGGCAACAAACCCTGGTAGGTTTGGAAAGATATCTGGGTTAGCCATTTACCGACTTCCTCCTTCTTATTATTTCTTATTAACTTATGGTGCAGGCACAATTGGCGATCTATCTATACCACCTATATCGGTTAAGATAGTCTCGTTCTCTGTTCCTCCCAATTTATCCGATATACCTGTTTTTATAATTACTTCACGCAATCTGGCTACAGATTGCGGAACTAGTTCATCAAACACTATCATATATTGTACTGGACGCACATGTATTTCTGATGCTCCTTCACTGCGCCTAACTGTTTCATCAGACTCTTGTGAAAGAAATATCATTTGCTGCACGCCGTGAGCCATAATCATACCTTGATATATAATCATAAACTCTTTAAATCGCTTAACCAATAGGTTTGATTCCCTATTCGTGTCAGCATGCACCCTAAACTCTATAATAGCTTGCTTCCATTGACCCCATACCTGAATCCAATCATCTTTGGAGTTGGGATCAGGAACAATTTCACGTATGCGTGGCTTCAAATCCTTACGTCCTGAGCCATCATGTGGTACTTCCTTAATTAGTTTCATTGTAATAATAGGTAGTGGTATATCTTTTGCGTTATTATCTTTTGGATCGCTTTCTGTAAAAGTCACTGGCTTCTGTAGGTCTTCAAAATCTATGGCAATTATCTTAGCAAGTAGATCTAGTAGACCTGTGAAATCAGCAGCAGTACGATCTTGCGACCTCTGTAGGGGAGGACGTGTTTCTATGTGTAGTGATGATGTCTTATAAAAGTGTTGCTCTGATGCGTGTGACATTTATAACTCCCTTTAAGCTACTCTCAATAATAGTTTAAGAGCTACCTGTATGGCTGTAACTTCAAATATAGGTACTATATCTAACATAATGGTTGCTTCTCCTCGTAACCTATCTATATCAATTCTAAAAGAATAGTCAATAATATATTTTAGTGATTTAATACGCTCTAAAGTATTGCGTACTTTCTCATTTAATTTAATTGTATTCAATAATTCACCTATCATTGGTTCTACAGCATACTTCATTGTGTTTATAACATACTGTGTAATACGTAGATTAACAAAACTCCTATAATCATATTCTGTACCAGTAACTCCTAAGTAAACTAGAGATTCCTTAGATGCACTCCACTTCGTTGCTGTGTATCCATAGTTGGCCAAGGTGGATAGATTAATAGCACTTAGTAGTTCTTTAGGCTTAGATAGTAACTTCTTATTTGTGGGGCTAACTGAAGGCGTTAAAGAGGCTACTAGACCAGCATAGCTGTGTGCCATGTGATTTATGTATTGCCCAGCGGTACTCTGATTAATTACTAGATTGCCTACTGTCATAATTACATATTTAGCTGGATCAAATATGTCATCGCCTATATATATAAGGTTAGTTACTAATTGATCTGATACATTAGCAACACTAAGATTTCTGAAAGTAAGATCCACTGGATTATTCTGTCTGGTTACTTTAGGCACTACAACAGAAGAGCGGTGGTCTCCTAGAAACGCTATATAGTCTGCTGTACCAGGATCTACTACGGGGAATGTAACTAGTGGTCCATCATCATCTACAGTTAATCCAAAAAAGAAGCCCCCAGGACTTATTAGGAAATCACCAGATATACCTGTGTTATCTGGGGCCTGCATAATAGTATATGTGATGTACCCTAGGTTTTCTTTTACATAACTATGGTTAGCAAATAACCTAATAATATTATCATCGGTATTACAATGTACGGGACACAATATATCCACAGGAAAGTCTAATAATGAATTGAGTAGTGTTGGTAAGTTGGCTGAATGAAATGTGCCTTCATCTATACCCATAGCGTATATGCGTCCTGGACCATAGTCTATTGCTTCACAAATAGCCTTAGATAGCTCACTATCACCAAATAGGCGTACCGCTTGTTCTAAGCTGTCTATGATATATATAGAACCAATTACTGAAGGATCGGATATTGCACTAGTAGATAGTTCCCCCAAGAACATAACTGTTTGACCAATACTAACGTCTCTAACTAAAACCTGATCTGCTATCCACTCTACTCTTACTGGCATAACTATTTACCTTTGTTTTTAAACTCGATTGTATAATTAACTAAGTTTCTATTCTTACGTACGTTAATCTTACGTACTGATCTATTAAGGTATTCTTCTTTGCATGCACAGGTATAATACTCTATACGCCCATTATCAGCTCGATTAGCATGAGAATAGTGTATTGAGTAAACCTCCACTATACTTTTGGGTATGCCATTATGTGGACTAGGGACCCAGGTTACTTCGTATATAATGTCTTGTATACTTGGATTAACCCAGTGTTTGAAGTAGAATACTTTATCGTGTTTAGCTATTCTACCTGGATTCTCTATGGTATCTGGGGACATAGAATCATCCCATCTACGTGTTAAAACCTTTTCTATTATAGGAACGTAACCTTCTCCATCACATATGGCACAGTCTCTAACTGCACTTTCTTGTGTGTGGAAATCAAAACAATCACAGTGGAGCTTCTTATTATTTCTACGTATTAAAACGTAATGTCCCCACTTATCTAATATTTCATTAATCTTCTGGCGTAAATCTAAACCCAAACCTCCACGAGATGTTTCAAATGCTTGTATGAGTGATGTTTGGTTGACCATATCACCTAAGGTATGGGTTTGTCTGCCTAAGTAGGTTGTTTGCTTAAATGTCATTTATAAAGTGAAGCTCCTTTAGTATCTAGAACGACCAGGTGATCCAAATTTAGAACGCGAAGCAAATGGAAATAACCCACCCCTAAAACCAACTACGGGTTGAGCGTAGCCACGTCTAGTGTGACCCATAATTCTGTCCCAAAGTTGCGCTAATTGTTTATCGAGGTGTTTAATAATATCTAGGAAATCCCTACCACTAAATCTTCCTTCGGTAATAGTTAAATCCCCTAGGTGTTTTTCTTCTCCTGATGTGCGCAATAAGTATAAATACACACCATTAATTGCATCTCTAGCAGACTTAAGGCGTACATATTCTTTGATATAGTATGGAGGATTTAAGTAATCAAAAGGAGCTGGGTATGTAAATGCATATTGCGTAGGTTGGGCAAATGTCTGATATATCATGGTGTTATAGAATGGTACTGGGAAAATAAAGAATGATAATGTCTGTTGTCTATATGTTAAATAGTCTATAGCATTGAATTGTGCCCAGAATCCATTTTGTCTAATTAACATAAGCAAGTCTTCATCTGTAGCATGACTAAGTATAAGAGGAGCTACTGAACGCACCAGTCTAGGTGTGGAGTAGTATGGAAACAACACAGTTGTAAAGTGCCACTCAAAATCTTCATCAGGGAACTTTAATGTAACCGTAATCTTATTATTAATCTTTAAGGCTGTAGTAGGAAATGTTTTTTTAATAGTAGTTTCATCTTTAACGGCATCATAAGTAACTGTAACAACAGCGTCTGGATCGACTAATATACCTGTTTTTTCTATAGGAGATACATCATCTACATGAGTACGAGGTACTTCAAATATATCAGGTGGAAATATAAAGTCTCTAAGGCCACCATAATATGGTGTACCTTCAGGTTCATCTGTAAAAGGAATACCATCTACTATAAAATTAGAATCATCAAATGACATACTGGTATAGTTGCCTTTTATTTTAATCCATACCTCTCCTATGTCTGGAGCTATATCATATACATCTGGTTTTGGATAAGTATCTATAACTTGTATAGGTGCAAATCCACCATATATTGCAGCAGAAGTGCTAACACTATCTTCTAGTGCTATACTACTTAAATCTATCTCACCTATATAGAATGTGTGGACATCGCTGTAGTGTCCTTTTTGAGTTGATGGACGTACGCCCCTAACTCGCCAGAAGTATTGCTTATCCACATCAAAAGGTCTATCAGGCATTACCGTAGTTAGAGTATTGTCGATTGTATCTGAAGGTAATGGCCAGTAAATTACATCAAATGAATTAGTTTGAGATACTTCTATATCATAGTGATCTGCCCCTGGTATTGCATCCCATGAGAAAGTAGGTTGTACTTGTATGGCGCTTTGATTACTGGGTGAACGAAGAATTGTTTGAGGCAACATGCCTGAGGTATCTGTGGTAAATGTTGAAAAGAAATTGCCCATCATACCATTACCAAGTATGTCTTTAATACCATCTATAGGAGATGTTGTAGGCTTGTTATGTCCAACTACAGTAATACGATATGTAATACCTGGGTCAAAGTTGATTGTTGGTGTAAAGGTAAGGGTCTTGTTTAGAGCAGAGTAAGCTAAGCTACCAGGAACACGAATATCTGTACCTTCTTTTTCTACTATAAAAGTAGAAGCACCAAAGGTTAGTTGGTCCATTGCTCTAAAGAACTTAACTTCTATTTTACTGTCTAGAGCAACACCTACACTAAAAGACTTTGGTATTATCTTTTGTATTAGATTGCTTTCACTAAAATCAGCCACTCAAACTCCTACTTAAGAAATTTATAGCTCGTTAAGAACATATAGTAGATAGTTGTTTTTTTGTGTCTTTTATAGTTAATCTAACTCTACATCTAAGACATGGTTTTCCACTATATCTCTTGCTACATCCACAGATTTCATTTTCTTTGTTACGCGAAAATATAGATAGAAGAAAATCAACGAGAAACAATACAAGCAACCAATTGAAAACCAAAACGCGGGCATGGGCGATAGATGAAGCAATCTCAGGCCTATCATAAAGCATCCCATTTGAATCCAGTCGTATCCTAAAGGAAGAAAGAAGAATCCTGCTGTCCAATAAAACATTTTCTGATTCTCCAGGTTTACGAACCAAGAGGAAATTATCTGTAATTTTTCTTTTATCCTTTTTGTTGTTGACCTTAACACTAGATACACCCCTACTGTTGCCATCACTTGGCAAAGATAAACCCTCTTCCATTCTTCCCTTCACGTCTCCTTTATAGGACTAGCGTCCTGTTGTGCCATATGGACTCCACCAGTTATCACAGCGACCCTGTGGACGAATAAACCCATCTACTACATGGCAACGATTAACCCCATCAAAGAACCTAAAAAGCTTTATCTAGCTTAGCTATATCAACTTACTTAATAGCTAAAAGCGGCTCTAGCACAGCTTTGGCATTCTGATAACCAGCTTCTATAAATTCAGGTATACGCTTAACATCAAAGATAGTGCCACCCCTCATCTTAGGGGTAAGAAGTGTGAGCTTATCTTCTAGAAGATACTGTGCTTCAGATATGGATTTGTCAATGTGACTATCCCATAGAGATTCGTAAGCAGAAAATATAGCATCTATCTTACCACGAACAATATCTTCATCTACACCAGAAGCAACATTCGATACCAATATTCTATCTACTTGATCGTTGTAGCAATAGTGTATGGGTAAGCAATCAGCTATACCACCATCATAGAAGTGATCACCACCATATCCTGACATAGGAATGGGCCGTGTCCTGAATATAGCAGGTATGGCTGAACTAGCAGCTATAAGATCTGCTAGATTAATATATGCATGGGAAGTATTTCTGGTTGTAAATAGTATTGGATCTCCCGTACGAACATGAGTGGTAACTATGGATAAATCTATTTGTTTTATATTGACCATATATTGGTCTTTTAGAAATCGATTAAGTTTATTGCGTAACTTCTTACCAGGAAACAATCCAGTGCCATTAAATAGTGACCATAGATCATATTCTATAAAGAAACCTGGATTCTTAATATCTAGAAATATCTTTTTAATTTCGGCGGGTGATAATCCTGATGCATATAACCCACCAATTACTGCACCACCAGAGGAACCTACTATGTGTTTTATATTTATATTATTATGTTCTAA